ACCTATCGTGGGTTTAGGGCACAACTCCCATACCATGTTGATGATAATGCCTGTACATATACGATGGATTTGTGTGTTTCATATAAAACACAGTGGCCCATCCATGTTGAAGAACAAAAAATGTTGCCAGAACCAAATCAGGCAGTTTGTTATTACGGTGAGGACCAATACCATTGGCGCGAAAGTTTCCCTGACCCAGCGAACAATGAAGTGCAAATGATTTTCTTTCATTTTGCCGAACCGGAACATTGGTATTTTACCAAGGGTCCGTCCCACTTGCATGAAGTTGCCCGTGCCAGACATGAGTATCAGAAAAAGAACGGCATCAAAGGCACATGAATAAAATTGTTCAGTTTGAACAGAAGATAGTTGATGCTGTCAAAACAATGTCCAAGAAAGAATATTGGAATCGTCCTAACATTGTTGAGGCATGGGGCTTTGCGACAAAGATTCTCATTATCTTTCCTGGTTTACTTCTGGGCAAGCAGTGGTGGTGGCTGTACATTTTTGCCATCGTTTCCAGTATTTGTTTAATTTGGTCATCTACTAAGAAAACATTGCCGACCATTATCCTCTTCAATGTTGCTTGGGTTGTCTTGGCGACTGCTTCGATTGTGAAACATTTCGTATGATTTCTATTATTACGCCCACATATAACACTCCGCAGGAAATCCTTGCCCGCACTTGGGGTTCTCTGAAGTCTCAGACCTTTACGGACTGGGAGTGGGTTGTCTGGGACGACTCCACGAACAATGAGACTTGGCGGCAACTATATGGCTTCTGTGCCGACGAGCGCTATAAACTTGCTATGCACCGGTCCCATGTCCATTCTGGCTCTATTGGAGAAGTCAAGCGGAACGGCTTCATGGTCGCCAAGGGAGACATCTTGGTTGAACTTGACCACGACGATGAGTTAATGCCAGATGCTCTGCAACTCATTAATGATGCATTTAATAGTAGTCCAGAGGTTGGTTTTGTTTATTCAGACTGGTGCGAAATACTCCCAGATGGGCAGTCAGGACGCTATCCGAGCGGTTGGGCCTTTGGGTACGGTAGTGACTATTGGGACGAGCAGCACGGGGTTTGGACCATGCGTGCGCCTGAACTTAATACCGTCACAATGAGACACATCGTCTCAGCGCCCAATCACGTTCGTGCGTGGCGAGCCGACGTATATCACGCCCTTAATGGCCATGACTGGAATCTGAAGGTTGCCGACGACTATGACCTATGTGTGAGAACTTTCCTGACCACAAAGTGTTGCCATATCCCAAAGATGATTTACAAACAGCATATTTCGCCAAAGACCGCTCAACGGCAGCAAAATGCGCTTATTCAAGAAAATGTTGCAATTATTGCAGAGAAATACAAGCCTTTTCTTGATGACCTATTCGATAGGCTCTGAATTCATTCATCAGGGGCTTCGTGTGCGCTAAACTGAGTGTGAATCTTTTTGCTTCAGAGGAGCACTAATGGCACTTTACCCAGCAACCTTAACTGGCCCTACTTTATTAAGTATTGGAGCCACCGTAGCAGATGCCGCCCAGGTATATGATTCGGACAACCCGGTGACATCACCGGGCTCAGCACGGGCAGCGAATGTTACCATTGTTAAACAAATCATCGTCTGCAATACCGACACTTCCGCCCGTACTTTTAGCCTCTATCTCGCCAATGATACTCCGGTTGCCATTGCCGACACGCTCTTTGAAGGAGTATCATTGGCTGCTGGGGAAACAAAGATTATTAATACCTCCATTGTATTGCGTGCTGCCCAAGACCATAAACTGCATGCTCGCGCATCAGTCGACAGCAAAGTAGTACTTACCCTGGTTGGACTCGAGGAGTACTGATGGCTGCTTGGGAAGTAAATAGATTCATCACAATTAATGGCTCAGATTCAATTGTTGAACTTGACGATATAGCGACGCTCACAAAAAAAACTCTTACTGTACCAGCGCTGAATCGTCCAAAACTTGCCGTTTCTATTGAGGAGTGGACAGTAGCCGTAGGAACGGCAATTTCCACAAGCGCAGGAACGGTGGTCAACCTCGACCCGTTTACTGCCAATACTTCTGCATGGATTTATACTGGCAACGCCACCAATACGTGGGTCCCCAACTTTGGCCACGCATCATCAACTAGTAATGAAGCCTCAATCAACACTTTTCTTTCTGTCGGGGAAAGTCTTACAGTATCTATTGCTGCCTATATAACCAACGCTGCTGCATTTGCTTCAACATTGAAAATTGATGGACAAACTGCGTTTACTCCGTCATGGCAGGGAGCACTAGCGCCAACTTCCGGTAACGCATCATCATACGACGTCTATACCTATACAATTATTAAGACAGCGCTGAACTCGGGGATTCCAACATATGTTGTTTATGCTGCGCGGACAAGGTTTGCCTAAATGCCGTTGGCTGTAAGTTTTACTGCAGCCTGTGCCCGTGGGCTAGGACTGGGTAATGGGGAAGCGCCGCGTGTCCCCACGAGCGTCTCTGTCACTGCTAGTGTTATCACAATAACTGCGACATACACAATTACGGTTTCAACATTCCCGCTTTCCCGTGTTGAGTATCGCATTGCTAGGGGTGGCGATGCTGGTCAATATACAGGGAGCCTCCCGGGAGCCAACGGCTCCAATTCAAGTGGGACCATCTCTACTCGTGTAACTGCGGCGGGAGCAACTGAAAATTTAGTGCACGCCACTGACTACACCATTTTTTTCCGTGCTATCGATGCCTCTGGGCAAATCAGCCCAGAGACCGCCGGAGATGCGTTTACAACTGCAGCCGAGGTTGCCCCAACTGCAGCAGCGCCAACTCTTGCCTCGCTGTCGGTTACTTCTCCAACCGCGCCGTACATTGACATTACATGGGCAGCGGGAACAGCAGGGACGTACTCAATCGCTACACGACAATATAGTGTTGTGGCGGGAACTGGGGCTGCCGGAACGTTCACAACAGTAACCGGAAGTACTGGGACCGTGAGGGTTACCACGACTGCTGCAGGTGCAGCGATTTTGCCAGGCACCGCATATAGGGTATATATGAAATATATCGCGTCAACGACGTCGACTGAGAGAACTGCGTCTACAGATATTACAACTGGCACGGAGGTTACCGCCAACGCCATTACGGCTCAAGCATCTAGTACTGGGCTGACGTTTGACCAGCATCGTACTCAATTTGTTATCTCGCGTGGCAATGTTCCGAATGCTACGACATATACGCAAAACTATCAGTTCGCCTATGGAACATCCATAAACCCAACCAACTGGGCGTATTTCCCAAATTATGGTTTTGACTCGTCTGTCACCATTACTGGTTTAACAAGTGACGCAACCTACTATGCGCGCACGCGAGCAATATCGACCGTAACGAGCGCAGCAGGCACGGCATCTGGCAATGCTAGCGTTCGATTGAATGCAGCCCTTCCGCCTACCCCGACAATTGCATTCCGCTCCATGAGTAGTTCCTCATATGGAACGGCTCAATTTACAATCAGCGGTAACGGTGGCTCGACTGACAGTGTTTATATTTATCGTCGACCAACATCTGGCACTAATACTGGAGCAACACCAGTGCTAAAAGCAACTGGTAGTCAAGATATCTCCGGCTATACGTCTGATGGCGGTACTGAATATTATGTTGCATATAATTTTAATAGACATAGTGAAGCAAGCGCACCTTCAAACCAGATAAGATGGACCCGGCCAGCAAAAAACCAAGGATGGAATTCTGGCTACATTCGTCCAGACCCAATTTACTTTTCAACAACCGCTGCTTGCACTTCCGAATTTGCTTACACCTTTGGGGCAGTACCAAGTTCAGATGAAGAAGTTGGGTACATCGCAGTTACAGGGCTATCTGTGGACGGAATTCAACAAACAGGAAGTGGACTCAATGGTTGCTCCGCAACACAAACACTTGCCAATACGGGCAGCGGCAATTTGTTCTGGCTGTCAAATTCTTCTCATCCACAGTTTACTGAGGGTTTTGGTTTAAGTTCCACAACTGGGTTCTCTCCAAACTGGGGTACTGGAACATTTTCTACTCGTTCAATAACACTGAGCGCATGGGGTGGAAGCAATATCTCAGGAAAGTACTTTCTCGTTGGGACCGGCGTCGGCAGCAGAACTGGCGCATGTGCTGTGGGTTGTTCAGTTACAAGCGGAACACTCAATGCGTACCGTATGAAAAACTTTATAATTACCGGCGTCCAAACAACAGCAGGTTCTGTTGGTACGTGACAAACATCCTGTATTCTCTTTGCTATGTTAAACAACTAGTTTAGTTAAACATAAGATAGTATAATTAT